TCCTGTTAATTGTGAAAGCTCACCTTGTGTCATATGAGATGTATATTTTTTTAGATTTTCAGATATTTCTTTACGAATTTTTCTATCAAAATCACTAAGTTGATTCCTTGCCATAAGCGAGTTCTCCTTTCTAAACCATCTATATTATAACGAATAAAATCGTTAAAATCAATATAAACAGAAAATAAAAACGATAAAATTCGTAGTTAAATTTACGAAATTTGTTGATGTAACGAATAAACTCGTTTATAATAGTGTCAAGGAGGTGATGAAATGGTAATCACTTTAGAATCAGCACGTATCAATGCAGGATATAGTCAAAAGGAAGCTGGCGACTTGTTTGGCGTACATTATCAGACTATCGCTAAATGGGAAGAGGATAATACCAAAATGCCATTTGATATGGTGAATAAGATTCCTGAAGTATATGGTATTGAACATAATCATATTTTTTTTGGAATTAAAAACGAGTTTATTCGTTCTATCAGAAAAACCGCAGAAACCTATAAGAAATAAAAGGAAATTATCAAATGAACAATAAAAAAGAGCCACATGATGCGGCTCAAAAAAAGTGGATTATATTTAGATATTTTAATGCTTTGAAATATAACAAAGACCAATCACTGGAGGAAAAATTAGAAGATATAAGATATTGCACAAGAGTTAATGTGGGAATGTTTGTTATTGCAGTAATACTAACGATTCTAAATATTACGAGAATATAAAGGTTAATATTGCAATTATTATTGTTGTAAATATACCAATGCCAGCTAACCATGCAGCAAATTTACCATATTTAGCAGATTCCTTTGAAATACGAAGACTTTCTTCTGCAAGTTGTAATGCATGATTTTCTTTTTCCAACTGATGCAAAAAATTTAAACCAGATACAGTTAGTTGAAATTCATCAGAATCATCAAAATAATAAGGGGCAAAAAAATCTTTTGGTATAGTTACAAGTTTAAAGTAGGAATGTATTAGAGATGTAGTATTAGAGATTGCAGATATACGATCAATAGAATAAAAGGGTGGTTCAACTTTCTTTTTGGGAGTATTGGATAAATACAATTGGAGAGTTGCATCGTTCAATATTGATACTTCTGCTTTTAATTCAGCGTAAGTTTTTGACTTCCTATTAATGAATAATATTAATTTCTCTAAATTTTCATTGGTTAGAGAATGAGCGTGTGAATCAAAGGAATCAAGTTCTTCTTTATAGTTTAAATACTCTTGTTCAATAGAATTTTGCGATAACTGAAGATTAGAAATAGGTAATGCCTTCATAATCCCTATATTTTTTTGGATGGCATTACTAATAGCTTCAGATTTTTTTAATAAGTCGCTAGTGGGTTTCATAAAAGACCTCCTTTTAAATAATTATAGCACTAAGAGAGGCGACAAAGAGGGAGCATAAATGAAATACATTAAAGAAAAACTACATTAAGTAATTTTAAAAAGATTAGATATGGCAATGAATGAAACAAGTTATACAGATCCATATATTGTTCCATACATTGAATTATACGAACGCTTAAAAGAAAAGAGTGTTCCACAACAAGCAAAACACTCTAAATAGTTAATTAAGAAAGGAACTATGAAATGGATACCACAGAGTTGGCATTAATTATTTCAGCAATGGCATTAGGAATAGCTATAGCTAAATTAATTCTACAATAGCATGAGTGATAAAAATTGTAAGAAAGGAGGTAACTATGAATAAGATGTGCATCACGGTAGCCGAAGCTGCAAAGCTTGCCAGTGTACCGGAAACAGTTATCCGTCAATGGGCGGAGGACTTTGATTTTCCGTCAATGAGAATTGGTAAGCGTGGAGGCAAGCGTCTTATCCATGTTGAATCGTTTAATGCTTGGTTAGCCAAACGGTGCCAGGCGCGAATTGGGGAATAGGAAGGGTACAAATGAACATATACGAAGACTTTCATAGAATGGCTAAAGGGCACATAACAACAATTAAGGAGTGCGAAGTACTAACAGATGAAATAGTAAAATCTGCACGGAAATTTATAGATAACTGCATCAGATGGGATAGTTGTGCTTATGGGAAGGTAGTAAATACACTCCGTAAACGCATTCTTAGCGATATTTATGAAGCTGAATATCAAATTGAGTATGAAAAACGATACCAAGAACCGACATATACCCAGTCTTACGAGTACGGCAATGAAATTGCATTTCGTGAGGCGGATAGATTAGCTAAGGAGGTAGTTAAGGAGTTAAAGGGTAAAAGTATAGAACAGATTTACAACATATTGAAAGGGTATAGATAATGATGAAATTGATTTGGATATTGAGGGTGGTAGCGTGCCTGATGGTTATAGGTACGATAGGGTCAATTGAAATTAACAGAATTGACTTTTACACAGCGTTTTTACAAATCATGCTCGGTTTTGTATTGCTAATATTGAGTAACTACTGGGCAAGGGAAATCAGATTTTATGAAAGAAAAAAAGTCCGCTAATCATGGCGTAGGAAACCATAGCGGACTTGGTAGAGTAATATGCAAAATACTCTACCTGTATTGTAACAGAAACAGGAGAAAAAACAATGAACACAAACAAGACAATCATTACAACATTAGCAATTTCTGCATTGGTAGTAAACGTGGTTGGAGCTACTAGCAATAATACAATTGTTGGTACAGATAATACCATTTCCACAAATTCTACAAGCTCAATGGTATCTGGATTCCAAAATCACATTGATGCGAACAACGCATTTGCCTTTGGCACTGATAACACAGTGACCGGAGAAAATGGTTTCGCCGGTGGTAATAATGCAACTGCAGCAGGTCGCAATAGTTTCGCCTTCGGTAGTCATGCTGAAAGCCTAGTTGAATACACCGTTGCGATGGGCAACCAAGCCAGAACAAGCGCTTATAATACCATCGCTATAGGCAACGGCGCCTATGCAAATGGTGAATCTACAGTTGTCATTGGCCGTACAAACATGGTAAATGCTGAAAATGCTACAGTGATTGGTTCTAATAATGGCACGATAGAAAGTGGCCACGGTGTTGTTATTGGTTATAACAATCAAGTATTAGACAATTCTAAAGAACAACTAGCCTTCGGTTCAAACAATAAAACTAAAGGTCAAGGCGCTGTAGTCATTGGGACTCATGGCCAAGCTGGTGCTATTGATGCACTTGCAATTGGTAATAATACATTAGCCGATACTCCTAATGCAGTAGCTCTTGGCACAAATTCCACTAGCGATACTGCTGTTAGTACAGATCATATTTACATCAATGGCAAGAAATTCGACTTCGCCGGTGGTGTAGCTGATAGTACTGTTTCTGTTGGTACTACAAATAAAGCAGGTATGAGCGGTGTAATGAATTATAAACGCACTATTACAAATGTAGCTGCAGGGAGAATTGATTCAACATCTACTGATGCGGTGAATGGTAGCCAATTAAATGCAGTCATCAACTCATTGAATTTCACTACAGTTGGTGACGGTAATAATACAACAGTATCTCAAACAACTAACATGAATGGTGGCATGGAATTTTCCGTAAATGTAAACAAAGATTTACATGATATGAATTCTGTTAACTTTGGAACAAATGTAGATACTGTTCGTAGTGTTGTAAATAAAGAAAAGGCTCATTTTTTTAATGGTGATACAAACGCAGCTGTAACTCATGATGGTTTGAAATTAGAAAATACAAATACATTAGATACAGCAAGTTACACAATGAATGGCATGACTGCCGACAGTAATGGTAAACATGTAGAGTTTACAACGCAAAACATTACTGCAGGAAATCAACAAATCCACGATGTAGCGGATGGAGTTGCTGATACTGATGCGGTTAATATGCGTCAATTAAGAGCACAAAACCAAGTAGGTATGGCTCAAATTAATCAAACAAATGCACGTCTAAATAAATTAGGTGCTAGTTCTGCAGCATTAGCAGGCTTGCATCCGCTTGACTTTAATCGTAATGATAAAGTCAGCTACGCAATCTCTTACGGTCATTACCGTAACAGTAATGCTGTAGCAATTGGTACATTTATTCGACCAAACGAACGATTGATGATTGGTGTAGGGTTTACCCTAGGTGCTGAAAATCAATATAATCTAAGCCTCTCATTTAAGACTGGAAAAGGTTCCGATTACATTCAAGAGGCAAAAGACAAAGACAGCCGTATTTATAAATTGGAAACACTTGTTCAACAACTTATTAAAGAAGTAGAACTTAGTAAACAATCAAAATGATGAATGGTGCAGATTTATATATTTATTTACAAGATAAACAATTAGAACTCAATAAAGCATTGCGTTTAGCCAAAGATAGAGGAATTGATTTGGCAAATGCTGAGTATGCTTATAAAAAGGCCAAGGCTAAATTTATAGCCTCGGCCAGATTGGAAAAAGTAGCAGTTACATTGATACGTGATCTAGCACAGGGCGATGAATATATTGCTGACCTTAGGTTAAGAAGAGATACCGCTAAGGTACTTTATTTAAATGCACAGGAAGCAATTAATGTATTCAAACTACAGTGCCGATTAGTAGAAGCACAACTAAAAAGGGAGTGGCAAGATGGATAACTGGTACAACCAATTAACTAACATGGAATGCCCAATATGTGGAAAACCAATACATTGTGCAATTGTATGTCATAAAGAAAAGAAGCGTGTATGTGATACATGTTGTAGTGAATGCCAATACCTAATGAGATATCAAGGTGAATGGCATTGTGAATTTAATAAATAAAAAAAAAAA